AAATCCAGACCGCTAAACAGTACAAGCCTGCGCCTGCTCCACCGACACGGAAGCAAATCACCGGCTGGACCGTTGAGCAAGTCGGCCCTAAAATGTGGGTTGTGTTTCGCAACTCCAAGACACAAGGCAAGCAGGCTGTTATGGACTTCCCTGATCCTTCATGGGCGGAATCGTTCGCGGCTGGCTGTAACGCCGAGCACGCCAACCCCACCAAGATGAGCGCCAAGTCACTCAAGCGCAAGGATGCCAAGTATCTGACTGACGCGGAGAAGGCTGATCTGGCTGCGCTCGAAGCTGGTGAAGGTATCTAATCAACTCACAATGTGAGATAGACCAATCAAACCCAAAACCCTGACAGCGCCAAGCGCCAGAGGTAAGAAAATAATGAAAACCCCCAACTTCATAGGCCGGTAACTGCGGCGGGCTTGGTTAAGTCGCAGAGGAACTATTCCCACCCATGAGGCGAAGCACGCCGAGGTTAAAGATAATGAAGTTCCGACACTAATGGCTATAAGAGGATTAGCCACCCTCATAACAAAATGAGACACTCGAAAGGGCCGCGAGTATAAATAAAGATCCCACCTTTTATATTATGAAATACTACATTACTCAAACCATTGTTGAAGTCGTTGACGGCCGCCTGACTGGTCGCGAGGTAGTATTAACCCGCGCCGATGCTAAAGTAGACAAAGAAGGTGCGAGGTTACAAAATGTTAAACTGTTCATGCATAAGCTAAAGGCGCTGGGCATTGAAAACCTACATGTCAATGCTTACGATAAGAAGCGTTATAACAAACTTATCCGAGAGCAGAACAAAAGAAGAAAAACAAAAGCCCTAACGATCGCGGACGTTGCGCAAATGACTAAACAGTTCGATGCGGAGGTCGGTGAGAATGTTTAAGGTTGGAGAGCTTGTAAAAAGAAAAACAGTTTCTAACAAACCTAAATCATATTGTGTAATAGTAGACAAAGATGAGAATAACTATACAATGTATAATAACTCACTTAAATGTTTACAGTCTGTTGCTTGTGTAGTAATAGAATCACTATATGGTAGAGTAAGTTAGTGTATACAAAAGTATACGCTTGTGTCTGTTGGTGATCTTCAGGTGTTAGTGTATACTTTTTGATACGGTGATGGGCTATGTGACTGTATATATTTTTATACGGTTTTGCTAAGGGGTTTAGTATGTAGTCTATCACGCTCTTTGTCAACCTTTTTATCGTGTCAAGTCAAAATATGTCCGCTTTGGGGGTTGACTTTCATGGTCGAGAGTGTTATATTATATACATAACGGGGGTTATATGAAACGAATAGCTGCAATCATCGCGTCCTTGCTTTTGCCGGGACTTGGGCAGGCAATATATGGTAGGTTTGGCTGGGCGCTCACGTTCTTATTGTGTACGTGTTTGTTCGGTCCTGTTGGCAATGCGCTATCTGCGCTACATGTGTTATTTATTAAAGACTAGGAGACTGTTTATGTATACAAATACTGATAAAGCTATTGATTGTTTATGCGCGACTATGTGGATTGCTATGTTTATTCTGTTAATGGGTATATAGCGACACTACATATAGTGTGTGCGTTTGCATTTGATTAGCGAATCCCTAGGGAAGTATAACGAAGGCACACTATATATGGGCGAGACTACATAAACAAAAACAGATTATTATTAACATAACTGTTTAGGCTGGAGGGAAATGAAGCCGAGAGTAAAGAACATAATAAAAAAGGTAGGTATAACGTCAACAATCGTTATGTTCTATGCGCCAGTTATATTATATGTATATGCGTATGTATTATATGACGGAGTGTTAGGAGAAACTGACAGTAGTTTAACAAAGTGATTTAACAGTCTTTTAACATTCGTTGATTGTTCAGTTTCAAATTGCTATATGGGGTACCCCCCTACCCCCCTACTACCCGAATGTATGTCGCCACCATTTGACAGGGAGTTGACAGGGGTGCTAAGGTCGTTTTCGATACGGCTGAAAATTTTTGAGATATTAAGGCCCTTAAAAACCGCGCCTAAAAATTTTCCCAGATATATACCTTGTGGGGATACATGAGCGGGTGAAAGACTTCTTTGCGAAAGCACCACCGCACAACCTTAAGGTGGGTGACTTAGTAACATGTACGTGCCATGGGGGCATTGCCGTCATATTGGAGATATACGATGGAGACGATGCATTGGATTATATGTCCATGGATATGTGCAAGGTATTTTGGATCAAGTACCCACACAGCGGAATTAAAGAAAGAGTATGGATGCATACCATAAGCAGATTGTATTTATTTAAAGGCAACAAGCGGATTGCATACGTAGATTATGGATGACCCAAGTGATTTTTACAATTTAGCAGCTAGGTTTGAGGTAGGAGACTTAGTGAGGTTTACGGGGTATAACTATACACCAGACTTTTTCTATATAGATGAAGACGACTATAATTTAGGCGTAATTATAGCCGTACATGATCGCACATATTATGCGCCTGTATACAGCGTGCATTGGTTTAAAGCGCGCAAAGTGACCGGTGTTATACAAGACCATCTTTCTAAGGTGATTAAGAAAGATTGATACTATTTATAGCGATGCAAGTTGACCTTGCGATAAAGGTATATTATGAGTAAAATTAAAGCCGCTAGCACAATAGCGATTATGTGTATAGCAATGAGCAATGCATGGGCAAAAGATGCCGAGGAAGTAGTAAGGCCGCATGGCCTAGAGCATATGACGGAAGAAACGTTGGTGATTCCTCAGCATTTGTGGGACATTATTGGAACTTATACAGCTTATCGCCCGGAATCAGAAAAATTTATCAAGCCTACCAAGGACTGCGATATATCAAAAGACGTAGACAACAATTATCTTTTACAACTGCAATTGTGTAAAGAACAACGAAAAGGGTGGTTGAAGATTTAATCTGCATATATAGTATGTGGGTGAATCTGATTATATTGTTCTCGCTGCGGGCGATATCTTGTATGATATTGTTACGCATGACTGGGCCGTTCTGATTTGTCGTAAAAAGGAGTGGACTTACCGATATTCTCCGGAAGGCGATAACTATACTGTTTGGGTATGGCAAATGTTCTGGACTCCTTCGCCGGATTATGCTCGCTATACGGAAGAAAGTTTATATCGCATGTTGGAGGAAGGTCGTCTGATCTTATATAAAAAATGACGACTGATTACTGGCGTGAGCGCGTAAAAGATGTTATACTATGTTGCGGCGACATGATTGTTGATGTTGTGAGTGGTCATTATGCTGTTCTTGTTGAACGCGTAAAAAAAGATGTTGGTTATGAAATTGAGTCGAATATATACTTTTGGAGAGTTAAATGGTCGTACGAAATTGACGACTATCGAGAGGTCCCTCATCCTGATTGGATGGAAGAGGATGGTCTAAAAATGTCGATTGTGGTTGGTTTCTATGATTTGTATTCACAAAATCAAGAAAAAATTTAGGAAAAAATTTATGAAAAAAATTTCGGCGTTTGGGGGCATTGTTGTTGTCTGTTGAACTACACCCATTTAAGATTGGAGACCTCGTCAAGTATATCTACTATGACTGGGAATCTACTCAATTGGGCGGCGGCAACCCGTCTGGCGCCGAGAAGTCTAATGTTGCTTTTATTCTCGACATTGTTGACGACCCCGATGAAAAACAAGTTGACCTCTTTCCAAAAGTTTTAATTTATGATGTAAGACTTCGAAGGAAAGTATTGACTCACACGTATAGTATAGAGTTTATTTCCCGAGCCACGTAGTTACTTTAATGGCTAAGCTACAAAAGATCCTAAAAATCTTAAGTATCACGGCAATTTTTATAAACGTTTGGTTGCTTTGCTTCGCGCACATAAACGACTTATATAACCTAGAAATATTGGCGATTGTCAATATGATTTTTTTAAGTTTTGCACTTTTGTACGAAGAAAAGAAGTAGTTATCCGTATTTACAAATAGAGGGGTCTATGAATGAAACTATTATTATTTGTTTCTGCGCTTTTGTCATGCACCCAAGATTATGCGGTAATTAATTCACAAGAGCCAGAAATTATTGTTGTAACTGAAACTGTCACTGAAACAGAAACAGTGGAGGTTGAAGTACCGGTATACGTAGAAGTTGAAGTGCCGGTAAACGAAGGAGTAATTTGGGTTGACTCATTTACTCAACATATGTCTATTGATGGTATCGATATCTTGTGGGTAATCGATCGCTCAGGCTCGATGAGCAGATATAACGGCGAGTTATTGGCTGGTGTGGAAGCCATGCTTAACGCACTTCCTATATCCGATTGGAGATTGGTGATGATAAGTGCAGATCCTACAAAATCAGTTTTAAGTAATGAATTTCCGTTAGTACCGGGTGACGACATTGATGACGCAGCAGCCATGTTAGGTACTATGGTGGGTGCACACCCTTGGGAAGAAGGTTTTAATTCAGTATATGAATATATAAACCATAATCCATATTCTACAACTTGGATGAGACCTGAAGCCGGTCTGCTAGTTGTTTTTGTATCCGATGAAGACGAGCAAAGTGATTGGGAGTATCCAGCGCCCTCAGATTTCCTAAGCTGGTACTCTGGTCTTAGGATGGGTTCTGTGTTTATGGCAAGTGTAATTAACTTAGACACAACTGAATCTATTTGTACTCACACGGTAAACCCTAGGGATGTCGGGAACAGGTATATAGAAGCTACAAACACGCTTGGTGGAGTTATTGTCGATATTTGCTCCGACGATTGGGCGCCCGGTGTTACAGATGCCACTAATTCAATTGAGCCATATGAAAGCTTAACTTTGACCCATAAAGCAGAATTAGATTCAATCAGAGTTTTTATCAACGGCTCTCTCAACCATGACTGGTATTATCAAGAATCAGATAACACTGTTTATTTTACTATTATTCCGTCTGCTGGTCAATTAGTTGAAGTCGGATATAGATATATAGAATCAGACACCGGTGATACCGGACCATAAAGGAAACACCAGAATGAAAAAATTACTTAGATATTTTCTATTAGCATCATTATGTTTTTTTGCTTCAAGTACAAACAGCGCAATTGCCGAAAAAGCGTACAAGCCAGAAGCACCAGTAGAAAAAATTAGCAAATCACTTACAATGGTAGAAAGAAAAGTACGCGCAGCGGCAGTTAAAGTTGTTACAGGCGGAGGGCATGGAAGTGGTACTGTAATAGAATATAAAGATCTTACCTTAGTATTGACCGCAAAACACGTTACCGATGGTCGTTTAGGTAGTAGCTACCTAGTAGCCAATGAAAATGAACAGAGAAGTGCAACTTTAGTTTACCAAAGTGAAGAACATGATATTGCTGTACTTGTAGTGCAAAAAGAGTTTAGATATTTAAAGCCAATGCCTTGGAAGCCAACAAAAAATTATGATATCGGTACCGATATAGTCTACTCAGGCCATCCATCATGGCATAAATTAATGTCTTTTGAGGGCAGAATTGTGGGCTATGAACAAGATCAAACTGCAGGGACACAATTAATTGTTAATACTTACGGGTGGTTTGGCTGTTCTGGTTCTGGAATTTACAACACAGATGGAGAATTAGTTGGTATACTATACGGCGTTGATGTTCAATACGCTTATGGTACTCAAATACAAGAAAATATGATTTGGGTTGCTCCAATTAAAAACATTAATATTGATGCTGCTCTCGATTCTTTTTGTAGAGGTAGTATAAAAAATTATAAAGCTTGCAAATGAATCGAAAATGGAATAAATTTCTCACTGAGGGTGAAAGAAAAGAAGTAGGAATTGTTGTTTGTCTTAACGATGAACAGCAATTTTTAGTTATAAGGCGCTCTGATATCGATCATAGGGCTGGACAATGGACTATTCCCGGCGGGCACATTGATGATGAAGACAATTCTATCGAAGCTGGTGCTGTTAGAGAGCTTGATGAAGAGACCAATTTAAAATGCAAGGAGTCTGATTTAACATATCTTGGAGAGCCAAAGAATAAAAAGTACTATTATTTAACACAAAAGTGGTCTGGAGAAGTAAATGTTGATAAACCCAACCCACATACCGGACAAGTTGAGCATGATGATTGGAAATGGCTGACTATAGAAGAGGTAAAAGACTTGGAAAATAGCGAGATACCGATCTATTTACTGGAGAAAGCTTTAAAGCTTGCAGGATTTGACGAAAATGGATGATTTGTACGGCGCAATTGCTGAAGAATTTATAAACGAAGACGGCACAATCGATGAGGAAAGTCTTCATCAATGGTTTAAAGGCGGAGGTTGGCGTCAAGCCGGCGGAAAATATGACGGTAAACCATGCGCTCGCCAGAAAGGACAAAAAACCACGCCAAAGTGTGTATCTCGCAAAAAATATAGCAGCATGTCGAAGAAACAAAGAGACTCGGCCGGCCGACGTAAAAGAAAAAAAGATCCAAATCAAACTAAAAAATCTGGCGCTGCTAAGCCAACTTACGTAAAAACCGATCCACAGAAAGGTGGGCGCAAGAAAAAGAAAAAATCTAAAAAGAACGAGGAATTATACATGAATTTAGAACAAATTGTCAGAGAAGAATTAGAAAACGTTTTAAATGAAGCAGAATACGAGCCCGGGCGTGCTGTTGCTGATATCGACACCGGTGAAAGACGCATGAGTCCTAAAGAAATCAGTGACGAGGAAGTGCAGGATTTGGCGGATAAATTTAATGTTGAAGCCTTCGTCGAGATTGCTAGCGATGGAGACGCCGCCATTATAGTAAAACACCAAGACGGCAAAGTCGCAATGTACAATGACACAGAAAAGATGTACCAAGATTTAGTTAGTCGGCAAGAAATGTATAAAGGCTTGGCTGGTGAAACTTATGAAAAAACAGCCGCCGATTACAAAAAAAATCCCGAGTATTTTAATGAAGATTCTATCGACGAGAAGAAAAAGAAGAAAGCTAAGAAAGATGCATGCTATAATAAGGTAAAATCACGCTATAAAGTTTGGCCAAGCGCATATGCATCCGGTGCTCTAGTAAAATGTCGCAAAGTTGGAGCGGCAAATTGGGGTAATTCTAAGAAAGAATCTCTTGAAATTATGATCGAAGACGAATTAACTCAAGTTTTACAAGAAAAAAAGAAGAAAGCGTGTAAACCCTCCAAAGGAAAACGTTTTGCTAAACGTGTTAACGGTAAATGTCGTTCATACGGACAAAAAGGACAAGCAAAAAGCGGCGGCGATCGTATTAGACCCGGCACAAAGAAGGGCGATGCATACTGCGCGCGGTCAGCCAAGATTAAAAAGTGTAAAAATCCTCCATGTGCTAACGCATTATCCCGCAAAAAGTGGAAATGTCGTGGCTCTAAGTCAATGAAAGAGTAAAATATGGCCACTGATGAAGAAATCCTGCTAAAAGTATCTAAATTACTTGAAAATTTTGATATTTCCGAGCAAAAAGTTGAAAAAGTTCTCCGAGAAGTCACTGAAGACGAGATGCGAGTGCTTGAAGACGTATTAGATGACTTGGATCCGGCTAATTTACCCTTAAATGATCTTTTTAGCGGGAAAATGCGCGTTGTTATACCATTTCCGACCATTGATCTCTCAACAGAACTTGGAAATTTCACAGAATTCTTTAGATCTCAAGAATATGAAGTAGATTGGGATAAGGGTATGGTGTATGCCGAGCGCGATCTGCGCACATCAGACGATTTTCTTGATACTTTGATGGGTGGACCTGAACCAAAAAAGAAAACTAAGAAGATTCAGATGAAAATCGGCAAGCTTTTCTCCAAATTGGCTGATTTAAGCCGAAGAAAAGACGAAATATACCAAAAAGTCTATGATCACTTGGATAGTATTGGTTATAAGTTAGCAGATGGCGAACCAGTTAGGACGTCACGCCGAGTTACCGGAAAAATGCTGAAAGCAGCGCTCGATGAGAAAGAATATGAGAATTTTCAAAGAATTAATACTCAAATTAACTTATATGTCGTAAATCCGGGCGTTGCAGGGCCTGCAGGCTATAATATGACTGATTTAGCCACTGAATACGGCGAATATTGGAAAAAGAACGCTGGATTTATCAAAAAAGAGATAAATAACATCGATAATGACAAATTTTCAATTATTATCACTCGACATCCAATAGATGTGCTCAGAATGAGCGATTTTGAAGAAATTACCTCTTGTCACAGCCCACCTAGTCGTCAAGGTGCCTATCAATCGTACTATAAATGCGCTGTAGCCGAGGCTCAGGGCCACGGAGCCGTAGCATACGTGGTTGAGACTGAAGACCTTCTAAGCGCCACTAATACAGGTAATATAGACAGCGCTGAGCAAGAAATTCAAGAAGGTGAGGTATTTTCAGACGATCAGCGCCCATTTAGCGGCGATATTGAGCCAGTTTCTAGAATTCGTGTCCGTCATGTTAGATATTACGAAGGCGATGAGCCTCCAAAGCGCTATGATGATGGACAAGACGTTGGAATGCCTGAAAAACGTGTCTATGGTGCTGATATTCCCGGTTTAGCCAACCAAGTTACTAACTGGGCGAGATCAAGTCAAGAAGAAGTCATCGCAAATATGCCAAAACAAGATGGAATGATCGATCTTAGTAAATTTATGTTGTTTGGTGGCTCATATGAAGATACTGCTAATAAAGCCGGCCGACTCGCGTTGATGAAACAGCTTCTTGGACCCGGCGTGGACGTCGAAGGTTCAATGAAACAAAACACAGATACCGAAGACGCCCTTGATGCTGATTTAATTGGTGATGTTGTTCGTTCCTATGATGGACAATGTGAGAATATACAGCGTGAATACAATGATCGTATGGCTCAGACATATGTAGATTTTGAAGTAGGCGATGATGGTGCTGATGGTGCTTATATTAGACCTTATGCGGC